CCGGATTGCGCTTTGCACATTAGGAAGTATCAACTGGGGAGCTTTCCGCAATCCAGAAGACATGCGCCGTGCTTGTCGTATTTTACAGCGTAGTCTATGCAATATTTTAGATTACCAAGACTTCCTAAGCATACAGAGCAAACTAAGCAACGATGAAATTAGTCCGCTAGGTATTGGCATTACTAACCTTGCTTACTGGCATGCCAAGCGTGGGTTAGAATACGGCGAGCAAGATGCATTACAAGAAGTTAAAAGTTGGATGGAACATCAAGCGTTCTATCTGACAGAAGCCACAGTAGAGCTGGCCAAAGAACGCGGTCCCTGTCTAGATAGTGCCAAGACACGCTATGGTCAAGGTCAATTTCCGTGGGAACTTCGCGCCGTGGCAGTTAATGAACTAGCTAACTTTGATCCAGAGCTTGATTGGGAAACACTACGCACTAATATGAAACAATACGGAGTACGTAACGGCACATTGATGGCTATTGCTCCAGTTGAAAGCTCAAGTGTTGTTATTAACAGTACTAATGGTATTGAAATGCCTATGCAATTGATTAGCGTTAAGGAATCAAAAGCAGGATCCTTAACACAGGTTGTTCCTGAGTACCATAAACTTAAGAACAAATATCAGTTGATGTGGGAACAAACAGATTGTGACGGTTACTTAAAGACCGCGGCAGTACTTGCGGCCTATGTTGATCAATCAATTAGTACAAACACTTTCTATAATCCAGCACACTTTCCAGAACGTAAGGTGCCAACAACATTGATTGCTAAAAATCTAATGCAGGCACACGCTTGGGGTTTAAAAACATTCTATTACAGTTTGATCAATAAACAAGGTGCTAAGATGGAGGCCGAAGAAGCTCCTACAATGTTAGAGCCGATCGACTTTGATGACCAAGAGGACTGCGAAAGCTGTAAGTTATAATGTTAGAAACTATTTGTGACATACTAGTTGACGCATACAAGCGTAATTGGATTACCAGTCGTGATGGTAATGTCAGTATACGACATCACGACCGTAGTCATTTTTATATCACTCCTAGTGGTGTGCGTAAACAGACTTTGCAACCAGATCAATTTAAGAAAATTCAAATTGGTAAATGGGACACGGGCTTTGGTTCATATGGATATAACTGGCAAGAGCTAGAGTATACTGACATCAGTAAGAATTTAGAGCCTAGTGGAGAGATACCATTACATTTTGGTCTGCAAAAAGAAATGGGAGACCATAGTGGAGAAGTTCGTGTAGTTGTACATGTACATCCTACTTACTGTATTGCCGCAATGCATGCCGGAATTGATCTTAGTACTATTAGTTCAGCATTTCCAGAACTTAATCGCTATACAAAGGTAGCACCCAATGTGCCTGATGTTGCTCCTATCAGTCAAGAGCTTGCTGACCAATGCTTTGAGAAATTAAAATTAGACGATTACGGAAACATTGCCTACGACATTGTAGGTATTAAAGGGCACGGAGTAGTTGCTATTGATACAAGTCCATGGCGTGCCTATGAACATATAGAAAGATTAGAACATATTTGCAAGATTGTACTTGCATCAGGAAAATATTAATGAGCCAAGAACAATATAACTTAAAAACTAAAACAGACTATTTAAATCGTAAGATGTTCTTGGATCCAGCAGGTCCAGTAACCATTCAACGATTTGAAGAGGTTAAATACAAGAAGATTGCAGATTTTGAAGCGACAGCCCGAGGCTTCTTCTGGCAACCTGAGGAAATTAGTCTTAGTAAAGACGCCAATGACTTTAAGGATGCAAGTGATGCGATTAAACATATTTTTACTTCGAATCTTCTCCGTCAAACAGCACTTGATAGTTTGCAAGGACGTGGGCCCAGCCAAATCTTTACACCTGTTGTCAGTTTGCCGGAACTCGAAGCGTTAGTTTATAACTGGACATTTTTTGAAACGAACATACACAGTCGTTCGTACAGCCACATCATACGCAATATCTATGGTGTGCCTAAAGAAGTGTTTAACACAATTCACGACACTGACGAAATTGTCAACATGGCGTCAAGTGTCGGTAATTATTACGAAACACTACACATAGCCAACTGCATGAAGCAAATGGGCACAATGATAGATGAACGCGAACATATTAAACATATATGGTTAGCATTGCATGCCAGCTATGCACTAGAAGCTCTACGTTTTATGGTGTCGTTTGCTACAAGTCTAGCAATGGTTGAGAACAAAATCTTTATTGGTAACGGTAACATTATCAGTTTGATTTTACAAGATGAATTGCTACACAAAGGTTGGACTGCTTTCCTAATCAATCAAGTGGTTAAGGAAGACACACGTTTTGCCGCCATTAAAGAAGAATGTGAACAAGAAGTTTACGCATTGTACATGGATGTTATCCGTGAAGAAAAACAATGGGCAGACTATTTGTTCAAGAAAGGTCCTGTAATTGGATTAAACGCAAACATTCTAAAAGACTTTGTAGACTATACAGCAGTTGGCGCACTTAAAGATATTGGTATCAAGTATCAACAGGCCGCGCCTAGATCTACTCCAATCCCTTGGTTCAACAAACACGTTGATACTAGCAAGAAACAAACAGCATTACAAGAGTCGGAGAGCACTAACTACGTAATAGGAGTTATGAGCGAAGGCATTGACTACGATGCCTTACCAGCACTATAATAGGAGATAACAATGTCAGGAAAAGGAAGCAAATCTAGACCTTTCAGCGTCGATCGTCAGACCTTTGAAAGTAACTGGGATCAAATTTTTAAGAAAAAGGAAACACAGAATGAAAGCCATAGTATGGAGCAAGAATCAATGTCCGTATTGCGACCAAGCGAAGAATCTTCTAAAAATAAAGAACATTGAATTTGAAGAACGTAACATTAACAAAGATTGGACAAGAGAACAACTATTAGAAGCTGTGCCCAATGCCAGAACTGTGCCACAGATTTTTTTAGATGATAAATTAATTGGCGGCTTTACAGAATTAAGAGCGCATTTTCAAAAGGTATAATATGTTAATTTCAAAAGGTATGGCAGTTGGTGAAGTAGTTACAATCAAAACTACAGCTGGAGAAGAGATTGTTGCCAAATTGGTAGAAGATGGTGTAATGGGTGTTACAGTAAGTAAACCCTTGTGCCTAACAGCAACTAAAGACGGAATTGGTCTAGTACCATTCTTGTTTACTACAGATCCAGACAAAGACATTACTATTATGAAAAACAGTATAATGGTATTGGCACCTACTATCAAGGATGCCGCAGATCGTTATACAGAACAAACTACAGGCATTAAGTTAGTTTAAACCTTATAAGTAGATAATTGGGTTAATAGATCTGCAGGTAAACTATATCTGCTAGCGTCTTTAATCCAAGCATCATACGCAAGTTTATACCATTCATAATATTGTTTTGCTGTAGTAGTTGCCGCTTGCATATTCACATAATCTGTAGAAGCGTTTACTGTTTCTCTATCCTTTTTATATTGAGCGGCAATAGCTTGTTCACCGTCAGTCCAGGTGGTTTTATCTGTTTTAGAAGTTGTAAGGGCAATATAGTTTGTTCTATTTGTGGCAGCATCTGCACCTAATATCTTTGTAAATTCATTCCCCATCCAATCACTTATAGCTTTTGTTCTTTGATCTTGTGTCACTGCATCTGGATCGGATATTCCAAATATTGCCCAGTATTGGCGATTATATTTTAATTGATCATTAGATAAACCTTCTAGTTCATACGACCAAATACGGTTTGCATCTTTATCCGATAGAAGCGCCGGAGGAAGGCCTACACTAATACTCGCGGCACCTGTTCTACCTGTTGGCCGCACCGAATCCGATGACGTTGCTATAACCGATTTTTGTGGAGCTTCTTGTGCTTTGATAGCAGTGTAATTACTAATTTGATTTAAATTAAGATTGCTACTGGCAATGGATGACAATTGCGTTGGCATCGGTTTTGTCAATGATGACAGCATGGCATCTGCTTTGAGTGTACTCATTATACTAGATGTACCGGCAGATGCTGTTGATACTAAACTACTAAAACTACTGGATAAACTACTACCAATACTACTAACTGCACTTGATATGGCACTAACAGCACTTAACCCAGCTACATTTGATGGAACAGATGTGAACGCAGACATTTGACTATTATAAGTACCCTGTGCCGCAGTATAGGCCGCTTGTGGTCCTGAATTAAATGCTGATAACTGTGATGAATAACTTGGATTGGGCAAAGTGACTCCACTAACTGTTACAGATGCCAGTGGAGGAGTAGGTGCAGTTGGAGCAACAGGTACTGTGGCATTAAATGCATTTACAGCACTAGCCACAGCGTGTGTGTCTGCAATAGGATCTCCAGTTAAACTAGCACCTAATGTGCTAGCATGAGAACTTACTGCCGACTGTACACTAGATGTTGCACTAGATAACAGACTTTGTGCATTTTTTAAAACACTAAGAGGAGCCGTGGCCGCTGCCAAATCGTCTGCTGATGGAGTAGTACCTGCGGCTTGCGCAGATTTATATGCTTGGGCTATTGCGGCATTAGATACAGCCATGTCAGTATGCATACTAGCCTGAGCTGAACTAATAGTAGAAGATATTGAACTGGTATCGACTCCAATAGCAGACAGCGCTCCAAGATGTGCTGATACATCGACATTAATTGCACCAGATTGTATACTACTTAACATGCTAGAATAAGATGGAAGAGCTCCATCGGCTGCCGAACCAGCTGCCGCCCTAGCAGTATCGGCCGCACTTGTTATGCTTCCTGGTATTACAAATGAACTTGATGCCGCCTTTGCCGCATCTGCTAAATTGGTAGCCGCACTGGCTTGTGCTTTTGCTAAATTGGCTATATCTGCTAGACCCATATTAACCTCCTGCCTCTGTATCACTGGATGCTGAAACAGACACATACGTATCACCGGCTCCGCCAACACCAATGTCATTTATTCTATGCACCGGTTTGTTCTCTGCAAATACTGTAGGCGATCCAGACAATGCAGTCGACGAATGTCCACAACTTTGTTTTCCAATAGTTCCAACAATCATTTGAGGTAAATTATTTGTAAAAACAGTTGTCGCGCCCGAAACATAAACGGTAGTATATGCGCCGTGTCCAGGAGTTGGACAAGTGCCAGTTCCGATGTCATTTAATCTAGAAAGGTTAGTCATACTCATATTTATACCAAAAATAATTGACATTTATTTTCTGCTAGTATATACTAGTGCTAAGTATTCGTACTTGCCTTAAAGGAGATTTAAATGGCTACAAACAAATATTCAGAATTCACCGCATTAGTAGAAGCAATGGAAGGTGACTTTGAAAAGTTCTATGATAAAGAAGTAGGTGCCGCAGGTACCCGTGTTCGCAAACACTTGCAAGAATTGGCAAAATTGTGCAAAGAAACACGAAATGATGTAACAGCAGTTAAGAACGCTCGAAAAGAGTCAAAATAAGTCAACTAAATATTAGTCTAAGGCGTTATTATATTATACGCTAAGGAGTATATCATGAAGAAGATTGTTTTAGCTTTATCATTACTAGCAGTAATTGGAACAGCATCGGCACACGAAGGTTTTCACTATCGTGGCGGTTGTTGCTATCGTGGCGGTTATGGTTTAGGGTGGGTTGCACCAGCTGTAGTAGGCGGAGTAATTGGTTATGAAATTGCTCAACCTCGCACAGTAATTGTTGAACAACCTCCAGTGTATGTACAACAACCATCGACAGTATATGTACAACCTCCAGGCACTTTGCCTCCACCAGCTGGCTATCACTATGCTCAAATGATTGATCCGCGCACTAATCAATATACTATTGTTCTAGTACCAAACTAATATGGCATATTCAGACAAGGTTATCGACCATTATGAAAACCCTCGAAATGTAGGATCGTTTGATAAGAATGATCCTACAGTGGGTACAGGTATGGTGGGAGCTCCGGCTTGCGGTGACGTAATGAAGTTACAAATAAAGGTAGACGAAGATGGTATTATTAGAGATGCTCGTTTCAAGACA